AAATGATGTTTGGTGATTTTGAGAATAGGACTTACAAGCCTTGCAAAGAGGTTGAAGGTTTTGTGACTGTTGTTAATATGGAGGTGAAGTAATGAACGCTCTTGATCAGGTTGCTGAAGCAATCGCAACACACGGCAGACCACTATGGGCTGCACACATCCCATATCAAACACGACAGCAAGTATCAACAAGCGAGATCGGAAGGATGCTTGCAACAGCGCATCGTTCTCCAGACAGTGTGACACGGGCAGACCTGTACGCCGATCTAAAAGATTGGTGTGCGAGCAATGTGTACGCAGAAGTTACCGTGCCAATGCTTGCAACTATCTGTGGGTTATCAAAGCCTTCTATCCGAAAGTTCATTGATGATCATGGCGATATGTTTAAGCAGGTGGAGAAGCGCAGTTGGGAGGTGCGTGATCCTAAGTCGGATCGGGCATTAGCCAAAAGATAACTGTGTTACACCCCTGAGTCATAGTTGAGATCAGACAACAACAAAGAAAGAAGGAACAGATGAAGGTACTAGCAAAAGAGAAACACGGCAGCAAAGATTGGTTGCTTGCACGCTGGAAAGATGAGAACGGAAAGTGTGTTTTCGGTGCATCAGACATTCCTGCGCTGATGGGTGTAAGTCCATACAAAACTCGTGCAGAATTGTTTGCAGACAAACTTAACGAACCAGTTGAGCAGCCTTCCAACGCAGTGTTTGATCGTGGCAACATTCTGGAATCACCATTGATCATCAACGCATCAAACAAGTTGGGCAAACAAATCTTTACACCAGATGTGATCTACCGTGATGGGCGTTTGTCAATCAGTCTTGATGGTGTGGACAACGAGCAGAAACCAACGGTAGTTGTGGAAGCAAAAACAACTACTCGTTACAGCGTTTACGATTCGGGTGATCTGCCTGATGAATGGTTGTGGCAAGGTTGGGCGCAGCAAGCCGTGCTAGATGTTCCCGTGTGGTTCTCTGTGCTTGATCGTGATATGCGGTTGAGTGTTGTGAAGTTGCCAGAAAATCCATTGGCTGTAGATAGTTTGATCTTAGAGTCAAACATCTTTGGTGAGTGGGTTGATAACAACACGCCACCAATGGATGAGATTAACAACTTCTCTGCTGATGACATTGCACGAATATTCAAAGTGCAACCATCCAGCATTGAATTGCCCGAAGCAGCAGTAGATTTGGTTTACAAGTTAGAGGCAGCCCGTGTGTTATCAAAGCAGGCTGCGGAATTAGAATCCACTGCGAAGGATGCGTTGGCACAAATGATGTTGGGTAAAGATGTTGGCACTTTTAATGGTGAGCAGATTGTTTCGTGGAAACAGCAAGCAGGAAAAGAATCGTTTGATGCTGCACGATTGAAACAGGAACATCCAGAGTTAGTAAGCGAATACACCAAGCAAGGAAACCCATACCGTGTGATGAGAACACACAGAAAGAAGGCGAAGTAATGGAGGAATTAGATACACAACTGTTGAAAGCAGTATTGGAGCAGTACGCAATACCTGATCCAAAGATTGTTGGCACGATTCCACGCAACGGAGTTAATATCAGTTATGTCTCGCATGCTGACATCACAAAAATCTTGATTGAGATTGACCCGAACTGGAATTGGCAGCCTGTTGCTTGGGATAACGGCAGACCAGCAATTCATGTTGAGAATGGAACAGCAACAATGTGGGGAACACTCACGCTGCTTGGTAAATCAATGCTTGGTGTTGGTTCGGTTCGTGCCGACAAACAAGACCATGAAAAAGAATTGATCGGAGATTTTTTGCGTAATGCCAGTATGCGTTTTGGAATTGCACTCAGTTTATGGAGCAAACAGGATTGGTCTGACAACACAACGATTGTTCGCACACCAGAAGTAAAGCGTTCAATGCAAAACCATCCAGCATCACAATCGCTTGATGATCGTGAAATCACACCTGCCGAAGTAGCAGAAATCTTTGGTGGTTCAATTATGACTGAAGCAGTTATCACACCTATCAACGCAGCAACATCATCAGGCACAATCAGCGACAAACAAAAAGGCTTGATCAGTAAACTTGCCAAAGAAAAAGTTGATGGTGATGTCACGCCGATACTGAAACAGCAGTTTAAGAAATCATCTGTTAATGAACTGACCACAAAAGAAGGTTCAGCCTTAATCAAACTTTTGATGGAAGCAACAGTTGGCAAGCCGATTGTGCAACCAGACGAGGAAGCCTTTTGAGGCGTGATCATTGGCGAGAGGATGCGTTGTGTTTAGGTTTAGAAGCCAAAGTGTTTTTCCCTGAATACAACGCATACGAGTCTCGTTGGGATGAAGCCAAAATGATTTGTGCTTACTGCCCTGTGCGCCAAGAGTGTTTAGATTTGGTTATCGGGTTGGATGAGGATTGTGATCGTTGGGGTGTGTTTGGTGGTATGACACCAGCGCAGCGCAGGGTTCATCGTGACGAATTGAGGAGCAAATGAAATCTGTTGGGCAGCCGTTGGCTGATTGTGATTGTGTGTTACAAAAAATTGTTAAGGAAACCAGATGCGGAAAAACGGAGGATGATGATGAGTGAGCAAATCAAATTGGAACGAACGGAAAGTGCTGGAGTGATTACTTATATTCCTGTTGGGCGTGTTGCCTATACGCTGGATGAATACAAGAATCTTGAACTTGATCGTGATAATTGGAAGCGCATTGCGATTGATTTGGTAGAAGCAAACTATGAACAGGATGCACATCAAATGAATAAAGCGGTTGCAAACTTTGAGGGTTACAACTGGTCTGTTAATGGATGAACGCAAAGGTGAATGTCAGGGAAATCAAGACAAATGCAATTTGTCTGGCTGCCCAAAGTTCGGTGCGCTTGGCAAACCTGCCCGTGACGGTTTACGCCGTGTTAAGGGCTGTAGCGATCCGACAGCACGAGGTAAACGCAATCGTTCTAAGGGTGACAGCAAGGCTCGTATCGCACGAAAGAAGTTGGGTTTGGCTGCGACAGGGAACGCTGGCACACGCCACGAGGAGCATTGGGGAGGAATGTTTAGGGTGGAGGTGAAGGCTGGCGCACAGATCAATGCGATCTGGACTCGCTTCCGTGATGCACGACTTCAATCAAACGCTTCAAAGTCTTTGGGCGATATCAGACCGTTTGCAATGATCGCTATGCCTGATGGTACTTCCGAAGGCATTGTGTTGATGTCGCTTGATGAGTTTGCAGAGTTGTGTGCGCTGCTGTGAGTCATTGGCAAGACAATCGGTTACTTAAAATTGATTCTGTTTGGGTTGCTGCACAAGAACGATCTGCAACACCATTGTTCAATCGTAGTTTTAGAACTGTGCAAAGAAATGAAGGTGCTGCGTGTATGGGTGCTTTAGGTGAATGTTGTGTTGAATACTGGCTGGATTGGCATGGTGTTGCTTGGTGTCCTGACGGAAATTACAACAATGATCTTGTTGTAAACAATAAGCGTGCTGAAATTAAAACTAAATTGCGCACAACCTTCCCTGAAGGAAACTTTGAAGCATCAGTAAACAACTATGGTGACTGGATTCAGAAGCCTGATTTGTTTATTTTCGTTTCTTTGTATCGTGATCAGGGTTGTGATACAACTTCTGTTCATTCTTTTGGTGCAGCGTTTTTTGTTGGGTGGTGTTGGGATGAGGAACTTTATGAGTTTGGATATCAAAAAAAGATTGGTGATAAAGACGAAAGAAACGGTATGGTGGCTCGTGCTGAAAGCATGAATATTGAACACAGATTTTTAAGAGATATGAACACCATAGGAGAATGGTTATGACACCAATTCAGATTGATTCAATGATTGACAAGATTTGTGGAATGTATCCCACAACACCTGTGCCTCGCAACGGTATGAAAGCGTTGTGGCGTGAGGATGCGTTGCTGCTATCCATTGATGTAAAGCAAGGCAGAGAGATAATGGGTTTGGTTGAGAAGCACAATACGATTCCATCGCTGCCAGAGATTAAAGGAATGTTTAGAACGCTGTTGAAGGAATCTGTTGGTAGTGTTGCACCTTGCACGATCTGTAACGGTACGGGTTGGGATGATGGTTTAAGAATTGAGGATGGTGTTGTTGTGCATGAGCGTTTTACAAGTGTTGGCAATTTTGGGAATGTTTGCACAGCAGTAGCGAAGTGTGAGTGTAGGAAATAACTTTTTAACAATCGGCTAGTTGCATAGACCTAAGCCTTTCGCAAGGTGGTTGGATGATCTGCGGTAACGCAGTTAGATCACCATGCGCTTAATCATGCAACACGAAATGATTTACGCAAGATGGTGAGGCGCAGCGTAATAAAATAAATAGGGTGTTGGAGTGTGGCATACCAACGGGGGGCATTACATCTCTGCCTTTGGTGTAGTGCTTAGGTTTGTTCGTAATATAAAATATATATTTGATATGCGCTTCAAGGTGCAAGTGTTAGAGTGATTGCACACGCCGAAGTAGGCGAACGAGGCTCAACGCCAATCCAAGTTCCATGAGAAGGACTTACGATGAACGGAGTAATTATGAAAAAGATTTTTGTTTATATTGTTGCATTAAGTTTAGGGTTTACAAATGTTTCTGCTGTTGAGGCGAAGCGTTTGCCTAAAGTTAATTGTCCGAATGTTTTGAAACTTACAACTGATGCAGGTTGGGCTGATAACGATGTGCGTATGGCTGATGTGATTGCGTTTCGTGAGTCGCATTGCAATCCGTTGGCACACAACAAAACTGATCCTGTGACTGTTGCAGGTGTTAAAGGTTCGCTAGGTTTGTTTCAAATCAATTTGTTTTGGATTAGTAAAACAAGTGCATATCCGAAAGGCTTTTTGCAAACAGTTTTGAAACGCAATCTTGTTCCAACAGATTTGTTTGTACCAGAAATAAATGTGGCTGCTGCTGAAGCAATTATTGAATACAATCGTGGCAATGGTGGTTGTGGCTGGCAAGCGTGGAATGGCTGCTGATTTCAAATAAAGTTTTGAGAAACCCCTAAAACCCGTGCTGGCATAGGGTTTCATGGCTTTGAATGATTTGCAACTTTGCTGCATATAGGCAATACTTAATACATCAGCCACAAGGTTGATAAAAACATATTCCTGAGGAGGGATCATGGAAACAGTAAAAGAAGTAAAGCCAAAGTTAGGAATGTCCGTATCAATGGGCATTGGTTCAGATTCATACCACGAAATTATTATGCGCATCACACGCAACGGAAAGACCATTGAAACATTGCCAGCAAACATAGTGTTGGGTGGTATGTCATACGAGGACTGGACTAACACACCAGAAAGCATCCGTTACACACACATCAACAACCTGCTTTCAGAAGTTCTTGAAGCCCGTTTTGAGGAGCGCAACGCAACACAACTACGCAGTATTTATACAATGCGCAGCAACGGAGAGTTTGCGTCAAAGGGAATGAACTGTGGTTGGATAACCTTAAATAGCACTCGTGAGTATCTTGATCCATCGTTTTAAGTAAGTCGGGTGACTGGCAGGCATCGGGGTTCAAGCCCCCGACATCCACAAGGCAAGTACGCCGAAACCTAAAGACATATCCCTGAGGAGGGAAAACAAAATGACAAGAAAATATGTGAGAAAGCCAATTCATTGTTACGATGTGCTACCCGATTGCCGATGCTGTCGCAAAGCGAAAGCAACTGTGTTTGCTGGTTATGAAGGAGCAGGAGCATCCCGTACTTTTTTTTGTAAACCTTGCGCAAAAGCAGAGAGGCTTGATGTTGTCTTTTTTTATTTGAAAGAGTTAAACAAAACAAAAGAGGAAACAAAGTGAGAAGGTTTCGTACCCGAACTCTTAGGCTCAGTGACTTCATTGCCGAATACGAAAGTATTTCATCCGATTCATCGGACTGGCGAGATGCACAGATCAGAAAAATTAAGAGACTGTCAGAAGGAGTTTCACTTAATTCAACAGTCATGGTTTCCTACACTATGGGTCGTGTTGGAAGCACCCTTTATTCAATTACAGAGTTACCAAACCAAAAGGAGAACAGCAAATGAAAATCACATCACAAACAGTAGAAAACATTGAGTTGATCACAACAGGAGAAACAGCCCTGTTTGAAATCAACTTAGTAATAGCAATGGAAATGTACGATCCAGAAACCGATGAAGGTGCATTAAGTTGGCTAACCAACTTGCTTGCGCTCGCAGCAACAGGACACGACATCAAATCTGGCGCACAAGAGTTCATGCGTTGCGCAATCACATTAAACGAGTCACAAGTCCACCTGTGCAAAGTAGAAAGGGTTACAGCATGAACCCATTTATAGACAACATTCCGTTAGTGGTTTTTACATCAATGTTTATCGGACTGTTCGGTGGGTGGCGTGTAGGGCTGATGGATGGTCGGCAACGGGAACAAAAATCCCAAGCAAGACGCAACCGCATCCAACGAGACTTACGGTGGGAACGCAACAACCGTAAGGTAAAGTAAGAGCGCACCAATGGCAAGCAGCGCAACCTCACTTCCCCTCCTCGTTAGAGAGTTAGCCCACCTGCAATGGTGGCATTGGTACTAGATATGGAGAACAACTATGACAATCAAAGACTTAGAGGCAGCAGTAGCGTTCCTACGAAAGATGACAGTTGGACAAATGGAAGTGGATTTACTGGTTCAAACTGTGGAAGCATTAGAAACAGAAATTAAGAAAAGGAGAACAAAAAAATGAGTGAATCAGCAGCAGTAGAACTGGCACATTGGCAAGCACGATGCGATGAAATGCAAGTCGCATTAGAAACTGTCCGTGAGGAACGAGATGACCTACGCACTAACAACGATGCGCTCACCATCGCCTACGCCAAGATCGCTAACGAAGTTGCACAGTTGCGTTCTGTTGTCAGCCGTATTCAAGTGGCAATGTCACAAGGACAAGAACTGTGACCAAACCGTTACGAGTGTTATCGCTTGGTGCTGGCGTACAGTCCACAACACTTTTACACATGATGATTGCTGGCGAAATAGAAATGGCTGACGCAGTAATTTTCGCTGACACAGGTTGGGAGCCGAAAGAAGTTTACGATCATTTAGAAAAACTTGAAAACTTAATGAAAGCACACAACATTCCGTTCCACAAAGTAACGGCAGGAAACATCAGACAAGATTTCATTGAATCGGAAACAAGATTCGCCACAATGCCTTTATACACATTGAATAAAGAAGGCAAAAAGTCTATGTTGATGCGCCAATGCACTAACGATTACAAAATCAAACCGTTAAACAAAATGCAACGACAACTGGCAGGACTCAAAAAGGGTGAACGCTGCAAAGAACATCGCATCACAACAATAATTGGTATCAGCCTTGACGAAAGCCAGCGTATGCGAACACCTGCTTTTGACTGGATGCGTAACGAATACCCATTAGTTGATTTAGGTATTACACGACAAGATTGCATTGACTGGTGCGCTAATCATGGATACGAAAAACCACCAAGATCAGCCTGTATAGGTTGCCCATTCAAACGAAATAGTGAGTGGCGTGAACTAAAAAACAATCCTATTGAATGGCAAGACGCAGTAGATTTTGATCATGCACTTCGGAAAAAAGAAAGATTGCAGAAGCGTTTCGGTTGGGCAGGATTACATTCAAGCATGAAACCTTTAGATGAAGTTGATTTGAGAACAGAAAATGAAAAAGGCATATACGGTTTGTTTGATGGTTTCAATCAAGAGTGCGAAGGAATGTGTGGAGTCTGATGGAACTATTTGATCTTGAACCAAAGTTCATCACGATTCTTGCTGACGATGATGGTTACAGCAGATGGAAAGTAACGCTGCGCAACTTTGATACAGGAGACAAACCGATTGATCTACTTGTGATGATGGATTCTGACGGTGGAATGGCATTAGCAACACGCCCACCACACGATTCGTCTTGCACATGGTCTGCACCAGTATTCCCTGCAAGAGCATGAGAATCGTTTGCAACAAATGTCATGCAACCGTGACATGGAATCCTGATCAAACAAACGGCTGCCTTTGCGACAGCGATGCGCCAACATGGATTTGTATCACCAGAACAAAACAATTTGTTCACATGAGCCACGCCGACTACACGGTAGATGAACAATGATCCGAAAAGAAATAGAACACCTAGCAATCAACATAAACGAACTACACACACACCCATCCAATGTGCGACAGGGAGATGTAGGTGCAATCAGCGAATCATTGGAAGCGCACGGACAATACCGATCCATCGTTTACCAGCAATCCAGCAAACGAATCCTTGCAGGCAACCACACATGGAAAGCAGCGAAGGCTTTAGGTTGGACACACATCGCAGCAACACCCGTCATATGCGATGACGAACAAGCCCTGCGCATCTTGCTTGCAGACAACAAAGCAAACGATCTTGCAACTTACGATGAGCCAGAACTTATAGAACTATTGAAACAGTTAGCAGACACAGACGATGGACTATTGGGCACACTCTTTGACGGTGACGAACTGGACTCACTGATCGCAGACGAACAACACTTTGAACAACCAATACCTGAACCATCACCAATCACCCAACCAACCTGCCCAACCTGCAACGAACCACTGACCTGTCCATCATGCCAATCAAACGACCCTGCCTAACCTGTAGGCAACTACACACCAACCCGTCACGCTGCGACACCTGCCAAACAGCATGGGATAAACAACGCAACTACACACGAGAACATTACAAAGGTAACTACAGAGAGCGTGCCAGACGCATCAGGGAGGCTGCTGTTGCGTGCTGGATATGCGGACAAGGCAAACGACCAGACGATCCATTCACAGCCGATCACCTCATCCCAACAGACCCAAATAGCCCACTCGCAGCAGCCCACAGATCATGCAACAGCAGACGAGGCAACACAAACATAAAACCATAAAACCGTTATTACATATAGGTTTCACAACACAAAAAAAATATTGAAAACAATCCTCGCAAACCCATACCCCGTATGCAATTTTTCCTGCCCAAACCGTATTAGACACCCCTGCGCTAAATAGTGCAGGCATTGTCAGCAAAACCAGTTTTTACGAACAGGTGTTTGGGGTAAAACAATGCTTGCTTTTGGTGGTGGGGGTTGTATGCTTGTGTTGTAAGCGAAACCCTGAGGAGGGATTATGAAAAAAGTTCACACAGCAATAGATCAGTTAATTTTGGATACAAAAGATTTGTCAATGTTTCCGATCAAGCGTGTTGTTACTGAGTTTGAAAAGTATTGGGAAGTTTCTGATTTGCGTAAGGCTGTTTACACACGAAGGTTTTACACAAAGTTTGGTGCAGAGCAAGCAATTTGTTCAGTAATCAAAACAGCAATGGCAGGCAAATAATGAATATCCACAACGCAACTATCCGTTTTTGTTCGGATCGTGTTTTAGGAACAAATTACAAATCATCTAATTCAACTAAAACCGTTGGCTGGAAAACAAGATGCTCTTGTGGCGAACTTATTGAAACAAAATCAAATAGTCCGAAAACACATAAAGCAAAAGTTGAAAAGCACAATACGGAGGTGAAGTAATGTCACGCAGAGAAACACAAACAGCAACATACAAAACTCGTATCGTTGGAGTTGTTGAATCGGAAGCCCCTGATGATGGTAAGTGGGCGATTTATTGTGAACATTTTGTTGATGGTGAATGGGCTGCTGCTGGCGTAATACAAGATTCAAACAAGCAGCGTTTGGCTGGTTTTATTTACGAGGAGAAGCGTGGCGAGGGTTATACCGATTGGTGTGATGCTTGCCAGTATTATTGTGAGGAGGGAAAGTGATGGGCAAGTGTATTCATTGCAGCAGGGAGATTGTGAAGCGCAAATCATCAGAGGAGTATGCAAACATTTTTGGTGATTCCGATTCGGTTTGGTTTGACAAGACCGAGAATCGTGCGTTGTGCATGGGTGATGGTTACGGCACTGCTCATGTGACTCAGCATGAATGGAACTCAGGTCAATAATGAAACTTACAAAGATCAAAGCAGGCAGTTACCAGTGTGGTGATGTGCGTGTTCTTTCGTTGAAGGATTTTTGGATTGTTTGGAATGTGACAACGCAAACCAGAACTGCAAGAGATTGCCCAAATACCAAATGGTGTTCTAGTTTTGCTGAAGCGAAACAAACAGCAATGGCTGATTAGATTTCCCCCTGTGGGCTGCGTTTCCTTTGATCGGGGAGGCGCAGCCCATTTTTTGTTTGTAGCATGACACAATGATCATCTACAGAAAGTTTTGGTATGGGCGGTAAAGGTAGTGGTGGCAGCAATCGGAAACCTGTTGAACGCAAGATGCGTATTGGTAATCCGTCAGGGCGCAAACTTCCTGCTGTAACAAAGTCGGCTGACATTATTGCTTTGTCTAATAACCATATTCCCGCACCTCATCGTCAGTTGAGTGAGCAGCATGGGCTTAGATTATGGAATCAAGTTTGGACTTCTGGTGCTGGTTGGCTCAAACAAAATATGGATACCGAATTGGTGTTGATGTTGTGTGAAGCCTCTGAGGAAAGGTTGAGGTTGAAAGTGATGTTGGCACAAAATCAATCTCTGTGGCGTGAAAGGCGTGCGCTGCGTGAAGTGGATCGGCAGATCATTACTTTGTTGGGGCAGATAGGATTTAGTCCATCAGAGCGAGGACTATTAGGAACAGGTGAAACACAAAAGCATGAGTTCAGCGATCTCAACAAACGCATTGCCGAAAAGCGTTCATCCAGCCGATAAGTGGAAGCCAGCGTTTTATACGGCACGCAAAAACAGGTCATCTGATGGTGATGAGATTATAGGTTTTGCTCAAAATTATTTCAATGTTCTAAAAGGTTTCCGTTCTGGAGAACCTTTAGTTTTCACTAATTGGCAGAAATGGTTGCTGCGTTCTTTGTACGAACGCAACGATGTAACGGGAAGGTTGCGTTATCGCCGTGCGCTTATAGGTTTGCCACGCAAACAAGGAAAATCTTTAATGGCTTCTGCCATTGGTGTTTACGGCATGATCGCTGGTGAAGCAGGTTCAGAAGTTTATGCGGTAGCAAACGATAGACAGCAAGCACGAATTATTTTTAATGAAGCAAAACAACAAATACTTAACAGCCCATTACTGGCTGCGGAGTCTAAGGTTTATCGGGATGCGATTGAGATGCCCCGTTTCGGTTCAGTCTTTCGTGTGTTGTCATCAGATTTTAAGGGGCAGGCTGGACTTAACCCTTCACTGGTGCTGTTTGATGAAATCTGGGGGCAAGGCAATCCAGAATTGTACGATCAAATGACATTGGGTTCTGGCGCACGCATTGAACCGTTGGTTGTCAGCATCACTACTGCTGGTTATGACTTAGAAAGTTTGGCAGGGAAGTTGTACCAATATGGAAAACAGGTTGCGTCAGGCGAAGTTGATGATGATCAGTTTGGTTTTTGGTGGTGGGAAGCACCAGAGGATTGTCAAATTGATGATCGTAAAGCGTGGCGTATAGCAAACCCAAACTTGGCTGAAGGTTTGCTTGATCCAGAGGATTTGGCTGTAGCAGTTAAACAAACATCTGAAATGGGTATGAGACGCTGGCGATTAAATCAGTGGGTGCGTTCACAAGAGAGTTGGCTTCCTGTAGGGGCTTGGGAACAATGTGTATCTGCAACACACGAACTTGATACAGAATTGCCTGTATTTGTCGGGATAGATATGGCGTTGCGCCATGACACGATTGCGGTAGTTACTGTGCAAGAACAAGATGAACGGTATGTGATGCGTGCAAAGATTTGGCAGCCAGAACTTGAAGGTGTTGATGTTGCAGATGTTGAAGGATATTTACGAGAACTACATAACACTTATACGGTGCAAGAGTTTGCTTATGATCCTGCGTTCTTTCAAAGATCAGCAGAAGCCTTATCGGATGACGGATTAAACATGGTGGAGTTTGGTCAGTCGGCTTCACGCATGATTCCTGCGTGTGGCAACGCCTACGAAATGATTATCAACAAGAAAGTTGCGCACGATGGTTCACCAACATTCACTGATCAAGTGCTTTCCGCAGCGCAACGCATGACCGATACAGGGTGGCGTTTATCTAAAGGCAAATCTAGGCGCAAGATAGATGCTTGTATTGCTATGGTTATGGCACTAGATCGTGCAACAAGTAAACCTTCACAACAGAAAACACCAACAGTATTGGACATTTGGACATGAACAAAAAAGATTTGATCACCACAGCAATAGAAATTGTTGGCGGAATACTTATTGTTTTCGGTATCGGCTGTTTTAACATTCCTGTAGGTGTTATTGTTGCAGGCGTTCTGATGGTTATTGGCGGAGGTTTGGCAGCATGAGTTTGTGGCGTAAATTGGAACAGCGTGCTTTGCCAACGAACA